CTAGGTGGTGCAATATCAGCTAGCTTTGGCATTAAGACTTTATCTAACTGGGGTAAGAAGTAGTGCCGGGACATTACTCATCGTTAGCTTATAGAGATCCTTTTGGAGAAAGGGATTTTGCTGTTCCGGGTGTAACGGACGATTCTACGGAAGATGAGTATACTCCACCAGAATATACTAATATCGGGGGTCAAACAGGTGGAGGAAGACCTGTACTAACTCCAGAACAACTATCTGGTTTACAAGCTTTAGTTCAGGATATGCCTCGTTTTGGCCCTGACTATTTAGAAACAGCTAAACAAGGCCCAGCTTCCGCTACGTCTCCCGACATGATGGAAGGCGATGATGTAATGGCAGAGTACGATGATTACTTTGGTGCTATTACTGATTACAATGCTAAGATAAATCAATACTTAATTGATGAAGGCATACCTAGGTTTTACACTGATGACAGTGGAAACACTTTTTTCCTTAACATAGGTGACGCTGGAGAAGTTAGTCTTTTTACGGATATGTACTACTCAGGTGAGTATAGTCCACAGCAAAAAGCTGGTAACTACATTCAACAAGGTGAAGTAGGTTCTTATGGAACTACTTTTGATGCGACAGGGGTAGGGTTTTTAAATACTACTTTTGGTAAAATAGTTACTGTTATAGCTTTACACGCTATGGGTAATGTTCTTTCTACAGCTACAATCGGAGACTCAGGTAAAACTTTAGGTGAGTTATTTAAAGACTACACAGGTTTTGATCTTGGATTAGAAGGAACCAGTGTAAAACTCACAGGAGAAGACGCAAGCTCTTTAGTTACTAAAATCTTTGGCCCCGGAGGTGCTGCATCAACAGGAGCTTCCGGGGGTGGTTTAATACCTTCAGTTCTTTTAGGAGGTTTAGACGTACTTGCAGGTACAGAAGAAGGCACAGCAGCACAAATTTTAGGGGGCATCACAGATATTCTTACTTCTAGTCCTGACGTTATTTATAATTTAGCGGAAGGAACTGAAGACACTGGCGACACTGATGTTGTTACTGAAGAAGAAGAAGAGGATGAAGATACAGGAACTAGCTGGCAAAAGTTTTTACCTCCCGGAACAACAAAACCAGACGAAGACTTACCACTTCCAGCAGAGTTACCACCTCTTGACACTTCCAAATACGATGAAGCTATAGAAAACTACAACAATTCTTTAGAATACTACAAGAAAAACTATGGTTTTCGTGCTAAAAATATGTATGGGTACAAAAGGGCCGAACAACTAAAAAAACAAACTGAGATAAACAAACAAAAAGAAATTACTGATTTTAATACAGCTAAAGCAGAGCGACAGGCTGAGATAGAAAAAGCTAGAAAAGACGCTAGCATGAAACAAAGAGAGTATGATGACGCTGTTAAAAAAGCTAAAGCAGCAGCAATAAGAGAAAGCAAACAAAAAGCAGAACAAAAAATTAGAGATGATAAAAAAGCAGCTGACGATAGAGAAGCAGATAGAAAGAAAAAACTTAAAGATGCTACAGATGCTATAGAAAACTCTTCAGATAAACTTTCTGAAGAACCTACTTGGGGTGATGTTAAACAAAGCTTAACAAATACAATAAAAAATACTTATATACCTAGTGATTTTACTTATGAACAGTCCTATCGATATATTTTAGATGAGGCTTTTAAAGGTACTTATCCTAGCACTCAAGATCGTCAAACTATCATAAGTGCTTTAGATTCAGCGTATGGCAGAGTTTATAGAACAGATGGAAGTAAACACTATACGTATGATACAGTAACAAATACAGCTACTGAAGTTACGTTAGAAGACGCACAGCAAGGAGCTTCTGATTCAAACCAAAGCATAGAAAATTGGACTAGCGAAGAATTTGAAACTTTAAAAGAGGCTACTATAGTAGGCACTCCACCGACTGATTTTTCTTCCGTAGATGATTTAGATCCAGATGATTTTGAAACAGATGTTGAAGTTACGCAACCTCCTGTAACCGAACCTCCACTAGAGATTGAACCTCCAGCATTTACTCTTCCTACGGATGACAAATCCATTACAGATACTGACGAAACAGAGTCAAAAGATGAAGCAGAAGAAGATAAAGAATCTGAAGACTCTGACGAAGGAACTAAGACTTCAGGTGTTCCTGTTGATGGCAGCGGTGCAGCTAGTGTTATAGAAGTATTTGCAGGAGGCAGTAGTGCTGCTTCAGGAGGCTCTGCTTTACCAACAGGAGGAGGAGACACAAGCGGTGGATCCAGTGTTGCAGGAGACTCAGGCGATAACACTAATGTAATTCCCGGTTCTGATGATCCTAGACCCACTACTGGAGGAGACGGAACAGACTCTACTGGTGATGGGAGTTCTACAGAAACTACAGGCTCTTCCGACACTAAAGGAGATGGCGACGGAACAACAACAGAAACTGGCGATAGTTCTTCAGACGGAACAACAACAACAACAGAAACTGGAGACGGAAGTAGCTCAACTGTTGTAGACAACGCAGATGGAATGTTAGACCCCAGCACGTCTGACGGAACAACAGCTGGTACTTCAACTGGTTCTGATTCTGGAATAAATGATGGTACAGCTGACGGAACCGCTGACGGCGATTCTGATGGAACAGCTGACGATCCTACAACGGGTGATGATGATGCTATTTTTGATGATAACGGGGATCCTATAGATACTACAGAACCTACAGAACCTACAGAACCTACAGAACCTGCAGAACCTACAGAACCTGCAGAACCAACAGGACCGACAGAACCAACAGGACCGACAGAACCAACAGAACCTGCAGACCCTGCAACTGGCGACGATGATGATGCTGATGGTGCTGGAGATGATGGAGATAGTACAGGAACAGGAGATGACGGAGACTCTAGCACTGGCTCTGGAGATGACGGAGATGGTGTAGGGTCAGGAGATGAAGGTGACGGCACTGGCGATGGAAAAGGTGATGGAAGAGGAGATGGTTTAGGTTTAGGATTAGGCTTGGGCTTAGGAGCTTTAGGTTTACTTAGGCCGGGTAATGTAACTAAATCAGTATTTAAAGATTATCAATATAAGCCTACTTTTCAAGCTCCTGAGTTATTACAGTATAAATTTATGGATTCAGGAATACCTGTAAATTATTACTTACAGGGATTATTTAAGGACGTAGCATGAGCACAACATATTTAACTTTAGTAAACAGTGCTTTAAGAAGACTTAGGGAAGATGAGGTATCCGGGGTAGCTAACACAGCTTACTCTAAAATGGTAGGGGATTTTGTAAACGATGCAAAGAACACTGTAGAAAACTCACATGATTGGACAGAGTTACGCAGCACAGTAGTTATCTCTACTTCCAGTGGTACTAACGAGTACACGATTACAGGAAGTGGAGACAGACCTAAAATATATAGTGTTCTGAACGACACTTCTAACTTTTTTGTACGGTACGAAAATCCTACATGGTTTGCTAACGCAGAGTACAACTCTGACACAGTTAGCGGATCTCCTGAGAAGTATACATTCTCAGGTATAGACGGCTCTAACAATAGTAAAGTAAAGTTGTACCCTACTCCTGACGATACTTACTCATTACGTTTTGATGTACTAATTAGACCGGGAGACTTGTCTGCTGACTCAGATACAATAGTAATACCTGAAAAACCAATAGTACATTTAGCTGTAGCTTTGCTAGCTAGGGAACGTGGAGAAACAGGAGGCACTACAGCACAGGACTATTTTTCTTTAGCTAACTCAGCTTTGTCTGACGCTATTGCACATGATGCATATAAAAACCCTGAAGAATTTATCTACAGACCTGCATAATGGCACAGCAAAGACAAAGCATTTATGTAGGTGCTCCGGGCTTTAGAGGTCTTAATACTCAAGATTCTCCGGTAAACCAAGATTCTTCATTTGCATCCATAGCGGAAAATGCTATAATAGATAAGTACGGGAGGATTGGAGCTAGGCAAGGATTAGATAAACTAACAAGCTCTACAACTCCTTTAGGTTCTAGTATAGGCACAGAAGCTATTTTTGAGTTTACGAAAAACGATGGGACTACTACGGTATTCTCTACAGGTAACAACAAGGTATTTACAGGGACTACTTCTCTGACTGACGTTACCAATAGCATGACTATAAGTGCTAACAACTGGAAGATAGTATCATTTAACAATGATGTTTATTTCTTTCAAAGAGGACACAATGCACTGGAGTACACAAGCTCTTCTAGTTCTCTTGGAGTAGTCCATGCTGATGCTCCAGACGCTAATGAAGTTTGTGCAGCATTTGGTAGACTATGGGCAGGTGACGTAGCTAATAATACGTACACGTTGTACTTCTCCGACACATTAGACGGAGATGATTGGACAGGAGGAACTTCAGGTTCTTTAGACTTACGAACTGTATGGCCTACGGGGTTTGATGAGATTGTAGCAATCAAAGAGTTTAATAACTTTTTGGTTATATTTGGTAAGCAAAGTATTTTAATTTACCAAGGTGCTTCCGCACCAGC